GTTTCGCACACGATAGGTCATTTTAAGGACATTAAACCACATATCAATGCCCCCACCCGTTCAGCAAAGTGTCAAACAGGAAACCCATGATGTTTATATCAAAAACACCCATGATGTTGCCTACAAGCAAGCCGGAAAGACCAGCACAAAAACCCCAAAAGAAGGCTCTCATTTTCAAAAAGAAAATATCAGCAGAGTGCGCTCTTTGTTGATTGTAGGCGTAATCCGAATCGGAGAAACCCATCAAATCTCCAAGAACCATTTAGCCACCTCATTGAAGATTGGCTAAAAATTCGTTCCCCAACTCGTTGTCTTCAAGAGTTTGATAAGTGGTTATTTCCGGAATTCTTGTAGTGTTGAAATCCTGTTGGAAAGTTTTCAAGGAGTCCTGCATTCGCTTTCTCTGCTGTTCTTCCTTGTTTTTCATTTTCCAGTAGGATTCAATTCTACGGTCAAGGAGGCCTTGCTCAATGTAGTCGTTGAGAAAAAGGTCGTTAAGTGCCTTCATGATAAGAATAGCACCGACCGTAATTAATCCAAACAGAATCCCATGTGCTAAATGTGTGTATGGGAATTGAGTCCCAAACTCCGCATAGAAGAAAACATTCGCTCCGCTCACTACCCCCACGAAGAGGATAGTCATAATCAACCGTGTATCTGCGTTAAGAGCCGCCAAAAAAACCACCTCAAGCGAATTCCACGGAAACTGCGGCCCCTTCACCTGTTCCAGTAGAAATGCTAAGGTAAAGCCCATTGGATGCTACAACACCATGCATGTCATATTCCATCATTTCCGGCCCCACTCTTGCGGCGGGGGCGGTGGGGTCGGCTTGAGCCAAAATCATTCTTGCTAATTCTGTTCCGCTTGCGGCAGAAGCATTATCAAAAACCTTAACCGTTGTGGGTTTTGTCCCTGTTAAAACTGCATGAATAGATACGAGTTTACACCGTTCACCCGAAACTACTGCGCTTGCTGATAATACGCCACTTGACCTGCTGGTTTGACCTGCCATAAGAACACCTAATTAATCCTAGAAACCTTACTTTAATGAAGGTTGCGCCTTCATTCGGAGGTTTCTTTCTTCTTCTTAGGCGAAGCCTTCTTCTTTGTAGTGCGGGTCTTCTTTGGTAGAAGAGTAGCAACTACATCAGCAGGTTCACACACTAATGCGTCGGAAAGCATATTCAACTCTCTTTCGGGAAGAGACTCCAATTCCTTTCTGTCCGATTCGGAAAACACCACTACGACATTTTTACCGCCGTAATAGTGAGAAGCAACGAAGGCAGAGACTTCAACAGCCTTTGCCTTTGTTGCCTCAAACTTTCCTTCTCTTCCTTGAAGTTTTAGAGAATCCGCCCAACAGATTTCACTCAATTGGATGGTTGCCAAAGAAACACCTCAAAGGTTTCCGTAAACTCGCATTCGGACTGAACCGCCGTTAGCATCGTTAGACAATGTAGCGTTTGTTCCATCTAGTGCGGTAAACATGAGGGCAAGCGAGGTCGTAGACTCGTAAGCGCCTGTAGCAGAACACTCAATTTGAGGCTGAACACCGTTTGCGTTATCATGTCCGGTAATCATGGCCGCTGTAATGGTGCTTAATCCAAACTCGGAAGCAGGGATAATTGAACCAGTAGCAACAATTGAAGTGACATCAACTAACGCATCAACGACATATTCATCACCGACCGCTTTAGGTCTAGAAACACCCTTATGGTCTTCCAATAGGGTAACTGTAAATGCCAATGCCATGCTTAACCACCTCAAGCGATGTTGGTAATCTTACCTTGACCCAAGAAGAACGAACAGCCCGTTTCCGCAATCGTGCGGTAAAGGGCTTGGTTTCCAAGGCGACCCACACCGAATGGGTTTCCGTTGCTGATACCGTCCTCAAAGTATTGGGTTGGCTTCATAACTTGGAGCCACAGATGGTCGGTGTCAAGGAAAAGCATGTCGCTAATACCCGTGTCGGATGAGTTGGTCGTAGAAGTCATTTCCTTAACAGGAATCAATGGGATGTCGTAGTAGGTAGCCACACGGAAACCAACTTCTTGTCCCTTGATACCACGAACACCGTTCACGGTAGGAATAACTTCCTTTCTGTCCATGAAACGCTCTTGTGCTTGAAGCAAGTCAGCAATTGCTTGGATAGTATCGTAGCCCGTAAGGATAACCTTGGGGGAACCACCAGCAACACGGAGACGGCGAATCATGTCGTTAATCTTCGTAAGCGTCAAAGAACGAACAGAGGAAGCGGCGTAAGTGCTGGAATCAACTTCTGCATCAAGGAAAGAAGCGGCAGTATGTCGCTCATCACCGTAGATTTTACCGAGAGCATTGGAAGCGGAAGCGGTATCAGTAGCGAGAACACCACCGTCCAAAGCAAGGATTTCCGTTCTGTTGGAGACAATCTTCAAGAGCGAGGTGTAGTTTCGCTCAATGTTTCCTAGAGCCGAAACTTCACCGTAGAACTCAAGAGGCATAACGAGCATCTTGTTCTGTGCTTCTGCGTGAGCCTTACCCATGTCTTCACGGATAATAGCACGAATGTCGCCCAAGCCATCGTCAATCTGTGCCATTTCCATAGCAAGTTCGGAGATGTCAAACTGATGAGCAATCGTCTTAGGACTCATGAAGAGTTGAGCGTAGGTTGGAGCCATAGCGCCAAGACCGTCAGCCGCAGTAGAAAGGCCAGCGTTCTCCGGAACACCACCGATTTCGTCGGCTTGTGGGTCGTCGGAACCAATACCGCCGCCACTACCGTCGCTTTGGAGGGTCAAAGTAGAACCGCTACCACCGAATGGTCGGCTCTTGAGGATTCTCCAACCGCTGGAAGTGTAAGGACGCTTGGACAACATAGCCAAGGCGTTTACTTCACGGTTAAGCATTGACCAAACTTTCTGTCCGTAAAGAACATTGTAAAGTCCGGTGGAGTCAATGGCACTAACGCCGCTGGCGGCGGTATCGGCAATATCGTGAGCCGTATGTAGGCCCTGCACGACACCCGCCTGCTTAAGCAGGGAGTTACCGCCAAAGTTTGGTAGTCCGTAAGTTGATGCTTCTAAGTCTCTAATTGTGTTAATGTATCCCATTTAATTCACCTCAAATGTTTCCGCCGACCATCTTGTGAATGTCGCTCCAAGACATGTCTGCAACTTCCTCCAAGGAGAAGGTCTTGACCTCTTGAGCGGCTTCTGTAGCCTTGCGAATTTCCTCGTTGCCAGTCTCCAAAGACTTTCGGAGTTGGCTGAATTGTTGTTGAAGGGTTGCGATTTCGGATTGAGCATCATACTCACTCTTAGCAACCAAGTCGTTTCGGGTAGAAACTTCTGCTTCAAATCTCTTAGCGAAGGTGTCTTGGAGGTTGTCAAAAGCCAACTTCTCAAGTTGCTCTGCTCGGAATTGAGCGTAAGCCTTCTCAATGTTTTCGGGGGACAGGTTCAGCGTAGAGAACTCCTCGTTTCCAAAGGCCTTTGAAACTTTACCTTCCTTTGCGGCTTGCGAGTCGCCAGTAGGTCGGCCACCGCTCACCACAATTTTTTCTGCGGGTTCTCCGGTTTCAATGGAGCCTGCATCAAGAGTGGCAGTTGGCCCTTTCTTCTCGTCGTCTTGGTATTCTCCACCAGCCATCATTTCGGATTCATCCATCATTTCTTCTCCGTCCATGTTTTCCATAGCGGGTTTTTCTTCTTCTTCCTTGCGGAGAGTGTTCACTTCGTTAAGAAGCGTATCCAATTCCGCCAATGCTTTCTCTAGTTTACTCATTGTTTTCACATCCTCTTGTTTAAGTATGTCAAATTTCGCTTCGGGGTTGATTCCTTTTTCACAGATGGTTACTTCGTGTAATTCAAGTTTGCTAATTTCGTTGTATTCGCCCAACTCTTCATTACGCTTTTTCACTTTTTGTAGTGCTTGCCCTCCTATGCTAAAACTCCTCAATGTTCCCTTGCGAATTCCTCTTCCTATTTCTTTGGCTTTTTCTATGTCGTCTCTTAATTTGATTACTACAAAGAATCCGACATCATCTACCTCTGTTTTGAATAATCTTCCTTGGCTGTCTCTATAACTTTCCACAACTTCCCCGACTTGAACATTTGAATGGTTGGTCATTACATTCCTAAATTTCGGGTTCTCCATATATTTCTTTACAGCCTCGTTAAGTGCTTTGAGTGTGATAAGGTCGTTCTGTTTGTCCACCATTTCAATAGAAGCATATCCACCAATCATCAATTCATCTGATTTTAGAATTTGAAACTCCTGTTTAAGTTCTGCCTTAATGATAGAAGACATCCTTCCCAACTCCTCGTTCACAAATTGACTATTTAACCTTATCCGCATCATCGCCCAATTTTAGCGATTTATACTTGTCTTCATAAATATTCCATACGCCTTCGTCTGTGTTTTTATCTACAGGTTTTTGTTCGTATCCCGTAAATGCAATCCAAACCTTTTCCCCTTTGTAATCCACTACACGGAAATGCAACTTTGTTTCAAATTTGTTTCCGTTAAGAATGTATTCGTGATATCCATGTCGTTGAACACCAATAGTTACATCTCCCTCATCTATTAATTGGTGAGTATCCTGCTGTTCGGATATTTCAGCAGGGTATTTCACGGCCTTACCGAAGAGGGCGAAAATATCATCATCAGTTTGTAAGTCAATTGTCCACATTAACAACTCATCTTTGTAGTCTACAGAGAAGTTAAGGTTTCCATCCTTACGGAGATACACTTTGAATTGCGCTTCG